GTCAACCGTTGCTTGAGCGCCGCAAAGATCTCTCTTCAGAGACTTTGTGCTGCGCAGCAACCCGTTTGATTGGTGGTATCGAGGGTGTAGGAGTGACTGCAGTGAAGTTTACCACAGATAATCGACGAACTCGTCGGCTTCTGGGTCACGACTCGGCCAGAGAGCGTTTCCGCTTTCGTCGAGTTGTGCTTCTCGCCCGGCCCATCGCCGGACTGTAGTCGGGAGGTAGTGGATTGGTTCAACATATGTTAACTCCGCCAGCTCAAGAGGCTTCTTAGCGATAAGGTGACCGTTCCAGAGTTTGCTATTGTGCTCGATCATACGTTTGTATGGTCTTTGCGCTTTCGCTTTCTCCTTCGGGTCGATCTTTCCGTTTCGATTTCTCTTGGGCTCTTTCGGCGGAGTGAACAGTTGATCCAGAGTGACATCGGTGTCGAAGAGGAGGTTAATACTCTCCATTCCGATCGCTCGCTCGTATCCTCGGTCCGTCCTGTCCATGAAGACTCCTCCGCGCAATGCCACTGGCTCCGGAACTCGCTTTTCAGCTAGTTCTCGGACTTTCCAGTCAGCAACGCGTCGAGGCTTTATGGGATGATTGAGATGGAAGGTTCCTAGAATCGCTCTTGCGATCCTGAGATCCTTCTTACTGGGTTGAAACTTGCCTGTGCAAGGCAAGCCCAGTCCTCCCAACCATTCAGGGATGAACCAAGGGATATTCCCCACTCCTCCAAGGAGAGTACGGTGCCTGTTGATGAACTGTCGGAGGACCTCCTCCTTCAAGTCTTCCGGTGCCTGGTCCACGAGAGCTCGCGCTCGTGCGCCGAGATTGTCGTATGGATTGGTAAGGTCGCCGAGACCTGTTTTACCGCCTGATCGCTTCATTCCAAGCATCAAGCCCATATTGACAATTCCGACGCGCTTGTAGCGCATCAGTCTGGTGACGGTGGTGCCGTCCTTCCGAGTGAATTCTCGCTCGTAAGGTTCGACCCTGTTGAATCGTGTGGAGTTCATGTTAACGAACTCCCTCGACCTCGAGGTTTTGCCCACCGATTCGAAGAGACCTACCGTCGCGGTAGCCTTCTTCCAGATCTGATAACCTGTGCTGGACTTCATCCGCATCGCCACGTCGTCTCCGTTGACGCACATTCGTGCATCACGGAGCAGGAACTTTCGGTCGTAACAGACCTCGAGTGCCTGTCGAGATTGGCTCGCGTTGATGATGTTCAGAACAGGAAAGCTCACGATGGACCCCATTCTTTGCCCAACGCACTGCAGTATCCCGTTGAAAGTTGCACGTGTCAACGCTCTAAGGCCGATTGTCCTCTCTTGCTCACTGAGCGAGAGGATGTCAGCTATTGCGTTCCAAGCGCACTCCGAGGCCCACGATTCGATGTTATTCGTGGCACCCTCGTAGTCGCCGTTCACGTACTCTTCATCGTCTCCCAGCTCTGCTCCCATTCGCTCCTGAATCAGTTCGTCGTTGACGGGCTGATCGAGACCGATTCGGAAAGCAGGATGCTTCCTGAGACTCTTGAAGACTTTCTTCCAGATACACCGCAGTACGATTTGCGAAAATGGCTGCTCTTTCGTGATCACTCGAACCTTCAGTGGTTCTGGCAGGCCGACCATCTCGACTTCAGCACTCTCCTCGAGTGCCTTGTTGAGAAGGCGGTCCCACAGAACGCTGAAGCGCTCTCGCAGTGATTTTTCGTCAAGCAGATGCACCGGGACCGTTCGCATCGAGATTCTTCCCTCTCGATCGACGTCCAACACGGTTTCGTACTTCTCCTCTTCCTCCTCCACACACTTGGCCAGGCAGCCACCAGGAGTCCGGAGACCTTCCAAAAGGTCCGGATCCTCGAGCAAACTCCCAACAGCCCCCGCATTCTTGCGGTTGTTGATGTAGTTCGCCGAGGTTGAAGGAAAGAATGGTTCGTAGCGGTCCATCTCCGTCAATCCACCGCAGTCCAGTAATTCGAACGTTGTACGTCGAATCTGCTGTTCTGCTGTGAATCGGTTGGAGATAGGTTCCACTACTCGCCAATACCAGCTGTTGGCACCCACCTGCTGTACTTCTTCGGCCGTCGATGTTTCGTCGGTCCAAGAGTCAGTGCGTAGGATGCTGTCTTGCATGGTTCTCTTTCCCTCCTTCCTGGTGGTAAGTTCCTCTCTTGTTCGATCCACGGCCGCTTTCACGTCGCGCGCACTTGGTCTGGGAGCGCCCTTCTTCATTTGAAGGACACTCTCAACCCAAGAGTCGCGTGACGAAGAGCGAAGGATTCTCATCTCAAACCGTCCCAGTGCACCTGTAAAAAGGTTTCCTGAGCGGTCTCCAGACCAAGGCACCTGCTTAACAGGATTGCCGACGTGGAAAGATGCGTAGTTAGCGGTTTTTAACTTTGCAAACTTCATCCATCCACATCGGCCTTCTTGTACCAGCTTGTGCCAACGGTCGCGGATTTCTGAGATGTTGTCCTTCTCCTTCTGGGAGAAAGTCCGTGTGTATCCGAACAGAGAGATCAGCCTGAGTAACACGCCGAGTGTTCCCTCAATACCATTCCTGTCGTTCTTTGACAGGGGAGATGCCTCTACCATGG